GAAAGAATATCTCCAGCTTTTGAAAAGATCTTTCCAAGCCATTGGAGTTTCTCACCAAGACGTCCGAACCCACCCTCCATAGAGTTGGTAAGCTCGGGATCAAAGTTGTCAAACATTCCATCAAAGAAGTCTTTTACGCCTTCGAATATCCCAAGATCAAAACCAGAAATAGCTTCGATAATTGAGTCTTTGATTCGAGTAATTGCCTCGAAAACACCTTCTATGCTACCAAAATCGATTCCTTCAAAGAACGCCTTGAACTTTGCCTTAAGTTTGTCGATGAAGACCGCAGGATCTTTAACGGCTTCAATAAGACCATCAAAGAAGGCTGTAATACCGCCACCCTCAACAAGACGATCGTTAAGATCGCTGAAGAACGTGCCAAACTTTTCACCAAGAGAAAGAATACCGTCTCCGCCATCTGTGAAGTAGCTAAACAACTCACTAACAGCTCGTCCGGCGTTCTTGATTACTTCCCAACCAATTTCAAGAATCGAAAAGAACCCTTTAAATATAGCATGTAATTTGAAAGCGGTATACCCAGATATCTTTAAAGATTTCGTGAATGAAGCAAACTTAGTTGTTAAAACTAAAAGATCTTTTACGGTTGTCTTTGGAAATATGTCTCTGAACGCGTTTCGAATTGGTTCAAATATAGACGCAAGACCAATGAAAGCGTCTTTAAGTCCTTGAATGAGCAACGTACGCCCACCCATTTGCTTCCAACTCTCGAGCATGTTGTTCCGAGCATCAGCCGAATCGCCAACCATAACGCCAACGGCTTCGCTGATACCGGTAAATAACTCTTTGGCTTCATTGAAATCACCAAATATGATCTGAAACGACTTTGACCAACCGGAACTGATAGCTTCTTTGACCGTCTGAATAAGTTGGGTTAAAGTTTTAACTTTTGTGGCTGCGTCTTGGCCAATTTCACCCATCTTCATGATCTCAGCGGCTTGTTCCCTGGTGTAACCCATTGAAAGAATTTGCGCTTCTGAAAGATCACCAGTAAAACCAGCAAGAGTATTGGTAAGGACTTCTCCTGTTAACCAACCCTGCTCGAGAGAAGCTCGGAACGAGTTGCCTGCGGATGTCCACTCTTCAAAGGTAGTGTCAATTGCTACACCTTTAATTGTTTGAAGAGCTTTACCTGATTCAAACAAAGCTTTTTGGAAAACCTCGCCACCCATGCCGGCGTTAACAACAGAGTTCCAGTCAATAAGCTTAAGTGTGCCTGTAGAGATAGCTTGCGAAAGCTGATACATAGCGTTTGACGCTTGCTGCGAGTTTGACCCAGAAATTGCGGCCAGGTTTGCAATACCCTTAATTGCGCCAGTTGCAGTATCAAGATCGACGCCGGCAGCAGTGAAAGTACCAATATTCCTAGCCATCTCAGAAAAGTTATAGATGGTTTGGTCAGCATATGTGTTTAACTCATCAAGTGCTGCGGTAACATCTTTCAAATCTGTACCATCAGCGCTTGTATTGGCAAGGATGGTCTGAATAGATTTAATGTTTGTTTCGTACTCCTGGAAACCTTCCATTAAAGGCTGCAGGGTCATACTCTTAGCTAACGCAATTCCAGTATCAACTGCTTTATTAACGATATTAGACAAAACGGTTATAGCAATTGTCGAAAGAGCTAAAAACTTTGCACTAATACCATCAACAGCGGCAGCCACAGGATTTAAATTAATTCCCTGCGAGGCTGTATTTAAATCATTAAGACCGCTCTTTATGTTTGTACCCTCAATAGATGTCTTAAGTTTACCAAGACTTGCGATTGTGGCAGCAATGTTCTTTTCAAAAGAAGCGTTATCAAAATATACAGAAACAATTTTGCTTTCGACGCTAGTACTCATTGTGTAACCTTCTTCCATACGTCGTCGATCATACTAGTAAATATAGGTCTTATGGCGGGATTAATGTAATCAATACCTTCAATGTATCCACCGGTTCCGGTGCCATGACCGTATTGAATAAGCAACGCGATTACTTCGCCCTCGTTTACATTATCGTTATACCATTCAATACCATAAAGACCACGTTTCTGAATAATTTTATAACGCCAAGAAGAAGCGGTTTTTCCTGTTTCTGTGGGGGTGGCCTTTGCTAAAGCAGAAACACCAATTTTTCCAAAGTGATCTAAATTAGAATATGCTTGGTTTGAACGATTTGTGTTTAGAAACTTTTCAAAGCGTGCAAATGATCCGGAACTAGATGCTGATAACAAAATTCACCTCCCATTTTGACTATTACGTAATGTCTTCAACTATTAGAATTGCGCCGGCTGTAATGTCGACTGTGTTTGCTGATGTTTTTGCTCGGATACCATATGTGACCGGAACTGCACCAGGAAGATGTGTTGTGGAGACAGTTATTGTCGCATAGGCATCGGTTGCAACAGTTGTACTAAACTCTGGGCATATTGAGGTTGTTGTGTTGGCAATAACAACTGTTACTAAACCTGTCGATGTTCTTTGGCGTGCGTGCACAACCGCAGTAATTTTATACCGACGACCTGCTTCAGCCGTAAAACCATGATATGCATTGTTAATTGTTGTTAAAGATGTCCCGATACCAGTGTGGGCTGATCCAGCAACTTCGGCAACATACCCCATCTTATTAAGCGCAGTAATACTATTGTTTATACCTGTGATTGATGAGTTTACTGCAGCCAAAAGGCTATCAATCTTTGCTTTTGTATAGCTAATAATTGTAGTCATAGTTTTCCTTAGCTAAAGTCTTCGACTTGGTAGGTTTCTCTTGCGATGAACCAGGCGTTTGGGTTGTTTATAGAGAAGGTGTCAGCATCAATTGAAATCAAACCGTTCGGCGTTGTACCAACAAGTAACATTTCAACATTTGTTGGGTCGTCGTTGTAACTAACATCTAATGGATAATACTGACGAAGCAAAAGATGAAGTTGACTAAGATTTGAAAAGGTTGGATCGACAGAAACTGTACCGTAAAGAACTTCTTCAATATCGGTTAAAAGTGCCGGGGGGACTTTTGTAGAATCAAAAACCATATGTGAAACGTTACCAAAGCCAGGAATTGTCTCGGCCGAAGCGGTTATGTTCCAACTAAAATCAACAATGTTGTTATTTACGCTCATGGTTTCAAAAGCTTTGTCGGATGGAATTGCAGTAAGATTCACAATAACATGCAATTTGTATCCGTAGTCTATGCCTTCAGTGTCGTTCCCATTTAAAGTGCGATAACTTAAAGCAAACGGTTTTGCTCTCTGGGCACCAAAAAACGCACCATCCGTTATTTGAGCGTGGCCTTCAAACTCAAGAAATTCGTCAGGGTAAGTTATGGCTTTAATTGTTGCGGAATACGTACCGGTAACTGGAATATCGTTAACTCTTGTTCCATCAAAAAACACGGGGTTAATTGACTGATCAAGCTTTTCGGTTACATTTTTCAGGCCGTTCCAAGGTACAGCGCCAATTCCAGGGAGATAAAGCACCCCTCTATCGACACCAAGCTCATAAGTACGAGCACCTATTTGATCCCAAGTTATTAGTGCCATAATTTACTCCTATTTTGACGATTTCTAAAAACCCATCAGGGCTTTGTGTACCAATACCGAGTGTAGTCAATATCCATATGAAGTGGCGACGGAGTTCCACCGTTAGGCACGCCAGACCAAGACGTAGGTGTCATGGCGAAGTTGTGTCGCAGGGACATGGGCGTTGTGAACGCCCCAAGCTTACCACCAGTATAAGTGTGAATTAATACGCCATCAAGATACCAACGAAGATGCGAAGGCTGCCAATCGAAGCCATACACATGCCAAGCTGTTGGGGTTGTGTTGTAGTTAAACACGTTCTCGCCACTACCACCCGAGTGAATGGTTGCATACATTTGACCATCGGTGCCACCAAAGATTTCAAAGATGTCGATCTCGTTGGTGTTTCCTGTGCCATACAACCACCACGCTGGGAACATACCTGCTCCAAGCTGATTGAAGCGGATACGCGTCTCAAAGTACCCATAAGTGAATGTTCTTACTGCGGGGTCGGTAAGCATGTAGCCGCCAACCCACGCTTCCCCGGTTCTTGCATCAAGACCAGCTGGTCTACGCTGCGATGTAATGCGGAGGAATGTGTCTGGCCCATCGGTAACTATGTTAAACGGACTAAACCCAGGGTCTTGATATGGGTTGATGTTCCAGTTCTGGCCGGCATAATCTTCATAACCAACCGAAAGATCTGCATCTTCCTTTGGTCTCCAAAGACGAGTCTGGCCGGGGTTGGACATTTCAAATGGACCGGAGTTGAACTCGTCCGACCACACAACACCAACCGGAGTTCCACCGCCACCACCGCCACCACCGCCAGAGACGACAATATCAGCTCGGAAGTTGTCATACTGCATTGATGTGGTGCTAGCTGCGGCAGTAATTCGAGCCCCAACCTTAGTTCCTGTGGAAATAGCGCTGTCCGAAACAGAAATTCTCTGGACGCCATCCAAGAACACCTTAATGGTTGTTCCGTTGCAGTCAAGACGAACTGTATGTGTCGAGTTTAATGCCCAGCCGGTAGAATATGTCGCGAGACTTGTGATGACTCCCGCAACGCTCTTAACCAGCTCGACAACACCTCGACTACCCTGCGTCCAAACACAATAGAACGTGCCGTTATCAACCGACTGACGAGCAGTAATTCCCCAATAGGCTCCCGTATCAGTTGCGCCAATAACACAGTCGGCCTGAACATAGTGGTTAGAAGATGCTAACACCGTTGTGTGTGCAGCAAGAGCAACAGAACCAATGCTACCAACTTTTAATCTACCAGCATCAATAACAAGCGAACCGGTGGCCATTGTAAAATCGGCATCGGCTGCTGTTGTTCCACTAACAAAAGTTTCTGTGATGGCAGACTGAGTGACTCCGACTGTGAGATTATCAAGTGTGGCGTTTGCCACTGTTGTTGGAACAAACAACTTAATTGCGCCAAAACGCCCGGTGACAATGGACGAATCCGTAACCGAAAGAACTTCAGTACCATTCACCAAACCACGAATAGTTGTACCAACACATTCAATACGGAAAGTATGAGGAGTAGCCAAAGCCAAGGCGATAATTGCATCTGAACCCAACTGTGTGTCAGTACCATCAATAGACTTAACAAGGCGAACGCCGGTTCCAGCGCCGTTTGTCTGAAGCATATAGAAAGAGGATGGTGTTAATGTGTTATGACGTGCTGCAACTGCGGCATAAGTGCCAACGGTAGTTGTTGTAAATGTAAAAACAGCTTCGGTAAAGCAGTCATTAGATTGAGTGTCGTAGTCGTAATACCCAACACACTCTGTAGATGCGGCACCAGCTCTTAATGCGCCAGAAACAACAGAAAGCGTCCCTCGATCCTGTACCATACCGACAGAAGACAACGTGGAGCCGGCCGAAAAGTCCTGTGTTGGGCCAAACGGACCGATAACAACTCCGCCTCCACCACCAGGCGATGGGGCTTTAACTTCAACAGGAGTTCCCCAACCAGCACCAGTCTTTGGGCCGTAAAGAAGAACACCAGAAGAAGCGTTGTCGATATAATAATCACCAAGAACACCAGAACCCGCTGACGGCGCACCATTACCTTGAAGGATCTGGGTTCCTGCAGCACCAGTTGCTCCGGTTGGTCCCGTTGGACCCGTTGCACCAGTCGGCCCCTGAGGACCCGTGGAACCGGTAGCTCCGGCAGAACCAGCAGCACCCGCAGGACCTGTAGGACCCTGAGGACCGGTAGGACCCTGAGGACCTGTGGAACCAGTAGCGCCAGCGGCACCAGTATTACCCTGAGCACCGGCAGGACCCGTAGGACCCTGAGGACCTGGGGGGCCCTGAGGACCAATAGGACCCTGAGGACCTGTTGCACCAGTGGGACCGGTTCCGCCGCCAACGCCGCCACCCGAAACACTTATTGGCTGTCCATTAGCGTCAAATAACGCGACATATTCGGGTTTCTGGTTTTTCTTTAGTTTTGTCTGATCGGTTACAATCAATTGTTTTGTGTGATGACTACTTTGCATTGTGTTGTCCTATCCCGAGGTTTCCAAAGCAGCTTTTCGTTGTGCGTTTAGTTGAGCGTTTCTTTGCGCCAACTCGTTTCGACTCATCTTCTTTGGTTTGGATTGTTTTATGTTGCAGATTCTAATCAAAGAAAAGAGTCTGTTTAAATGCCACGATTCGCAGACAAAAGGTATGTTAAACGCAACCATCCAGTAATAAATTAACTCGGATGTAATGGTTTCGCCCTTACCTTTAGTTTCGGGCATCATACCAAAAGTTGTTGCCGATTCTTTAGCGTTAATATAATCGTTTATTTCTTCAAAATTTTCTTTAGAAAAGAGGTTGAATGACTCTTTAGAGAAATTTGGAGTGAGATTCATACATTCTATATAACTTAGTGTTTCATCTGTCGTTTTATCTTTGGTTGACAAAAAGGGTTTTTCAAATTTTGACTCCCATTTTGACAATGACAAAAGAGAGTGCTCAAGTTCGACAACAGTGTCGCCAATGGTCAGAAAGGTCTCTGTGTTTTCGTCATAAACTTCTTCTCCAGGAACAATAATCCTTAACATAAGCCCTCTCAACCGATAATCTTGATAATTGGCTCATTATCTGGAGAAAAGTAACGGTCGCCCATCACGTTTGTTGCTTTTAATCGAACAAAGTATTGTCCCGGGGTTTGATTTAATTCGCCTGATCCCCAGTTGGCAACAACGTTTGGTTTAACATCGTCGCCAATAATGCCACTAACTTTAGTAATAGCGGCGACACCGGTCTTCTTTGAAACTAACTTCAATTCGAACGTATACCCGGTAGAGAAATCAATAAGATTACCGTTACTGTCATACCAGGCAAAGCTTAACGAAGGAAGTTCGGCGTCTTTTCTATAGGTAATTACATTCATGACATTCATGAAATTCGATCTCCTTCTTTTAAGCGTAATTCACTGTTTTCAAAGTAGTTGAAAATAGGCGTATCTTCAATGAGTGGACGTCTAATCTCATAGTGTGTAAATAAAGCGTTCTCTTTATATTGAGTCGGTTTTGGTTCGTAGTAATTTAGTATTTGCTCCGGTGTTACAATTATCTCATAAAAGAGACTAGAATTTCCGGAAAAGGTTATTAATGCATTTCCGCCAACCCAAAGAGAATCAAGAATTACAAATTCTCCGCTAATGGTCGTTATGAAGATTTCGCCAGTAGATCCACTCCAGATTTCAGTCCCAACAAATGTTGAAGACTCTGGGGAAATAAGGATGGAAGCGGAACCGCTTGACCAAACGACGTCTGAAGAAAAGAGTCCACTTGTTGTTGATAAAATTATGGAAGCAAGAGAACCGCTCCAAGTAACATTTGACGTGAACTCAAGCGACGATCCAACGATATTAACAAATACGGGAGAACCAGACCATATTGAATCACCAATAAACTCACCGGAATTTACTGAGAAACTGACATTTGCGGAAGATCCACTCCAAACAAACAAACCTGAGAAAGAACCGGAGGTAGCGTTAATATTAACGGTTCCGCTGGTTGCGTTCCTTTTTTGTTGGGGAGCGCAATCAGATTCACCAGCGCCATCTGGTTGGACGTCTGAGTACAACTACTCTGATATAAACTCTATTTGGAGTAAAGCACAAACTACCCCAGCACTTGTCCCGGCCACAGTATTTAACCATGCGGTAAACTATGAGCTTCGTGGCGCAATCACAATTTCTTTAAGTGGAACTGTTGTACTAGCCTCAACTTGGACTGGGTCCGATGGGACTGCGACAGTCACTGCTGCATCCGGAACTTTTGTTTCTGATCAATCTTGGACCGGCTCAAGCGCAACGGCAACAATAACCAGTACGTCTTCTAGTTTTACATCGTCTGCAACGTGGACGGGCTCTAACACCACTGTTACTGTAACTGCTGCTTCAGACATATTTACATCGTCTGCAACGTGGACTGGCTCTAACGCTACCGTAACAGTAACTGCTGCTTCAGACACATTTACATCGTCTGCAACGTGGACGGGCTCTAACGCCACTGTTACTGTAACTGCTGCTTCAGACATATTTACATCGTCTGCAACGTGGACTGGCTCTAACGCTACCGTAACAGTAACTGCTG